GAAAAGACCTGGAGGTTTACTTGCATAATGGCTACTTTTCCTTCAATCACTCCAACATACGGACAACAAAAAAGATCAGCACCTAATACTAGAACAGTGCGTTTTGCTGATGGATATGAACATAGAATATTATTTGGATTAGCTCAACATCAAAATCCAAAGATATTTAATTTTACTTTTAATGTGTCAGAAACAGATGCAGATACGATAGAAACATTTTTAGATGCAAGAGCAAATGATAGTGCCAGCTTTGATTTTCAACCACCAGGAGAAGCTAGTTCATCTAAGTTTGTCTGCGAGACATGGAGCAAATCAATTCCATATTTAAACAGAGCAACAATACAGGCAACATTTAGAGAGGTGTTTGAACCATGAGTACTGATCCTGTATTTAGTGAAGTTCAAAAAATAAATCCCTCTGCAATTATTGAACTTTTTACGTTACAGCTAGATAACTCTTTGCATGGTGCGACTACAGTTTATAGGTTTCATTCTGGAAGTAACTTAAATGCTAATGGTGAAATAGTGTGGGCTGGTAATTCTTATCAAAGATTTCCTATAGAAGCTACAGGTTTTGCATATCA